ACATCAACTAAGATTGCAGACTATTTTCAGCAAATGAAAAATGATGGTGAATATGAAACCGAACTTGAGCAAACTATCAAGAGTTCTCCCTCCTTCTCCAAGTTTTTTGGTCAGAAAGAATCTGATTAAAATTTACAAATATTTTCACAAATAGTTTTTTAAACCCTCTATTCAAGTAGATTTTAAATTCTTGTTTAACGAAGTATTTATTTGAAACTACATTATTGTGAATTGTAAAAAATATACTCTAACCAACACGGGTAACACTCTTGTAACATTTAGTTATAGAAAATGTGATTCAAGCGAATTTGAAAACCAAGTCCCACTCTTACCAAATCAAACAAAAAATGTTTGGGCAATTTACGATACCTTCTCTTTAAGTAATTTCTACGAAAATTCTTTAGTAATTAGTGAAGAATGGTTTCAAAGGGATTTGAATAATTGTCCTACATGTAATGTAATAAATACCCCTTGTAATGGTCAAGTGGTAACAAGTAATGGTATACAAATAACTGGTTATACTTTTAACTCAGTATGTTCAACTAATACATTTACCTATGGTCCAAACAACTACTCTTGTCAAGAAATCCCAATTACAATAAAACCTGGACCAGGAACTGGTGTCGTGTCTTTCGGGTCAGGTGCAACTGTTACTTTTAGATTTAGTCAAGCCATCTCATCATTGATGTTCAATTCAGGTGTTTGGAATGGTGATGCTTTCCCGAATGGAGATAGAGTTACCATAACTTTAAACAATTCTCAAACTCCAATAATAACTCAATGTACAGGTTGTAATTTCAATATCAACAACGGTACAATCACAGCGGTAAATACTGATGGATTAGCAAGATTTTTAGTTCAATCAACTTCCCCTTTCACAGAAATAACATTTTCATCTCCACCAAGTATACAATATGGCGGTGTAAGAATTAGTCTTTGTGAACTTACAAATGCAAACATTCCGACACCAACTCCTACAAGCCAAGCAACCGCAACTCCAACCCCGACTAGAACATCTACACCAACCCCGTCAGTCACCGCAACACAAACTCAAACTCCTTCTGTTACCCCAACGATTGGACCTACACCTTCGGTAACTCCCACTAATACTACAACTCCCACAGTGACCCCAACAAATACTACGACACCTACAAATACCGCTACTCCGCCAACGACTCCACCCGTCACTCCAACAAATACAGGTACTCCAGCCGAAACACCGACAGTAACTCCAACTCCATCAATAACACCTTCTACGTGTGTTGGTTATGTATTGGATGCTGGTGGTGGAAGTGCATCAATAGAATGGTTCGATTGTGGTGGTAGTTATTTTACACAAACATTTAGTGGACAGCTCACCATATGTACGGATGGAAGTGGATATACAGTTACTATTGGTGCTGTTACGGTTGTTTCAGGACCATACCCTTGTTAAATAAAAAACCCCAACCGTAGAGACGGTCAGGGTTAGGCGAAAACTCTGAGAATACAAGTCTTGACAAGAGTCTTTAGGAGGATTATTTGGTTCCCTCTGTTTCCACTTCCTTTTGAGAAGTAACTCTCAGTCACGGTCAATTAGATTAACCAATCCTGAAGTTGTCTGCAACTCTCCCATTACTCATCACTCTTCGACCCTGCCGAGCCAATTCATCCTTGCGGGATTAGAGAACTTTCGTGAAAATCGTGTCGGGCTTGGGACCCTTCACGGCAATGAACATCTCATTACTATGTAGTGACCTGTCACACACAACTGACGAGCACTTTTCCTTGATTTAATTAATGTTTTGGACATTGCATAGACCAAAGTTGGTTTACGGATTATGAAGGTAGTGGCCCGTCTGAAGCCAAGTCATCTTTTGAACGACCCGATACTAAACTACCCTCTGAAGTGTCCCCACCTCCATACTTCGAGTCAACTTCATAACAGACCTCTTGGTAGAGCATTTGCTAAGGTTCTATCAGCACCACCTGTAATAAAACTTACCTTTCGGTTTTTAAGTCAACTTTGATATTGAATGACGCAATTGTGACAGTGGATACTACCACTTCTTACATCGATTCTACAGGTGATTCTTGTTGGTCTTCCGACCTCAACCAAACGACCCGAATCGCTTGGTCACCACACCACGTTCCCTACAGTGTTACCCTCGGTACTAAAGGTGTTGTGATATCCTGCTTGCCTACTCGAGCTCCCTTTTGGAAACCGCGGGAACCACCAAACCAGGGGTTCCTACTTTATACTACTTTCGTAGTTTATTTAACGACCATAGGCGGCCAATATCTTGAATCAAAGAACTATCAAAGATTGAAGGAAACCGAAATATCTTTACTCCGAACATTCGGAAACGATTTCCCTCAATTGTCTTACAAAGATAAGAAGTCATTTTCAGACTGTCAAATTTTATAAGAGTTTTTTATAAAAAATTTACAGGCTTTTTGTACCCTTTTGTACATCATGACCAACATATTCCTACATTGGTGGTTACATTTTCGTCGTTGGTTAATTACTCCTGACTTATAGTAACTATACCCTCCCCGCTCTGATACCGCGAATCAAGACGGCGTCTTTGGGATTCATATACCGTGGGGTTCCACCACAGTCTTCACCTGTATTGTTGCGACGCCTTGGAATTGAACCAAGTTCAATTGGCTTATGAGACCAATGAGATACCTTACCTCCCGCTCGCCCTATAATAAAACTACTCAAGTCCCCGTGTCACCATCCAAGTCATGCTCTGGTTGAACCTTGAGTAGAAATATGTTAAAGAACTTCTTTTGATAATAAAGTCCCACAAAGATAAGACATTTTTTTGAAACACCAAACTTGTGGGACTTTTTTTGAGACTTTTTCTGTCTCGTATGATTCAGGTTTTTTTACCAACCTCTCGGTTGAAAACTTGAATCTGTGGGGATGTTCACCCTTTCGGGTAAGAACATATAAATATACCGAAAAGTGAAAAAAGTAACCTTTGGTGAAAATATTTTTTCAAAGATTTTTTTCTTTTTCTTCACGTAACTCAAACCAAATTACAATACCTGTGAAAACTAAACCAACAATCATATACCAAATCATATCACATATTTTTTAAAAGATTGTATAGGTTCTCTCCAATTTTGGAAGGTGGCATTTCTTCGAGAGTATAATAACCACATTCAGTATGTTCTTCACCGTCAATCGCAATTGATAAATCAGGAATGAGTTTTTCAATTGGTTCTGTCTCAAAGACATGCATCTGACCCTTCAACTTCTTACCGTCTCTCGAATATCTTGGAATTACACCAACTTTGTTCAATGTTTCACTATCTATGTCAACAGCCATTTCTTCAAAAAACTCTCTACGTGCTGTTTGGATGGGAGACTCGCCTTCCTCCATTGTACCTCCAGGAATTGACCAAACACCTGGATAATCTACTTTAGAACTTCTTTTACAAAATAAAATTTTCTTTTTGTGTTTTACCACTACACCCGCATAACTTTTTTTCATAGTATTTATTAAATATGATTGTAAAGATAAAAAATAACGAATTTAAATCAAAGGTTTTGTTGGATAAAAAATCTCAAATGAAAGGGATGATGGGAAAAGTATTTGATGATGATTTTCAGGGATTGTTATTTCTTATGGGTGGAAAGGAACAATGTTTTTGGATGAAAAATTGTATTATTGATTTGGATATTATAATAATCAAAGATAATATTATAACAAAAATTCATCACGATTGTCCTCCTTGTGAAGAGGATGATTGTATGTCTTATTGTGGTCCTGGAAATGTTGTGTTCGAGGTTCAGGGTGGGACCTGTTGGGATTTAGATATCAATGAAGGTGATAGGGTGGATTATGTAATAAGATAATCTTTTGAAGATTTTAGTCAGAAATTCTAACCATTTTAGTGAATTTTGGATTTCAATGTTTTTTTGAATTCTGATGCTAACATTTTAAGAAATTTAATGTATGGAGCATCTTCCTTTTCAGGGTCCCATCTATAGTTCCCTTGAGGCGGTCTCTTACTTCTACCTAAATAATTTAAACCACTTATGTTTGTAATACATTTATGTCCACCTGACATGGACTGAAGTAGTTCCCAAGCATTGATTCCTAATTTGTCTAAAATATTTTTTTCTTCATCCGTAAGTTTAACAAAAGGTTTGTTCATCATTTCCTTTATTTGTGACAAAATTTCTTTACCACCTTGCATATATTGAATTTTACCACCATAAAGAGCATCAAAATCTTTAAATGTGAAACCTACACTTTCAGGGTTCACCGAAGTTTCACTAATCCATTTGATTGTTGATAAGGGTATTACCCTTGATTGTAATTTATCTTTCCATTTTGATAAAACCTCTTGTGCAATTTCACCGAGATTCACACCTTTGAGTTCTCTATCTTTTTTGAATGGATTACACGAAACTTGTAACAATCCCATAGGCCAAATCATAATCAAAAAATCCGCATCAGGATTGTTCTTGAAAGGGGTGTATCTGTCATAGGAACCTGCTTTCCTCATATCCCCACCACCGTACTGAGTTAAAATACTCCCATCTACTTCCAAACCATGATAAGATTTCATTCTTTGTGAATAATCTTGAGAATGGGATTGTAATTTTTCGGGTTGTTCAGCCCCTGTTTCTTTCATCCACTTTCTTATGTTCGTGAGAATCGAAAGCAGAGATGGCTCAGAATCCATTACAAGATTTTCCATAAACCCACGTCTGTTCTTGAAGGCTAAAATAAGTTTATTTATAACCAATCCCAAAAGCATTTTGTTCTTTTGTAGAGGTTTCTCTTTATCAAATCTAAAAATGTAATTTATTACATCCTCGGGAGTAATTTCATTTCTAGCGAAATCTGCAGAATCAACAGTGCTTATCAGACGTATGTCTGAAGATGGAAATAAATCTTTAGGTGAAACAATTTGAGATATTGTTTCAACGTTAGAACGAGCTTGTCTAAATGATTTGGATGTTTCTTTTTCAGCACCAACTTGTTTATCGTGGTGGTCCGTGTGAATTTTAAACATCGGCTTCCCGTGAGCAAAATCGACTAGCACAGGCATCGTGTCACCTTCGGCATCATTTTTTTTTACAGCAAACTCTTTGTCACCATATTGAATTATATGTGCACCAACAACTTCAATCCCATTGTCCTCAAGATATTTTTTCATCGCTATAGCGGTAGTGACACCGTCTAAGTCTTGGTGAAAATAAATTTCGGCTTTGGGATATCTCTTCCTCAAAGCCGAAATGTCTCTTATACCTGTTTCTTTTAAAATTTTTTTCATCAATCCCAACCCATCCAATGTAAGAATTTATCGAAAATGTCACCTTCTTCAGCCATCAGTTTTTTTAACTTTTTTTGGTCTTCCTTCGGCATTTTCTCCCAAGTATTTATTTCCCAAACTCCATCCGCAGGATAAACTCCTATCATAGATTGGTATTTTGATATTGCCTGTGCCGTTTGAGAGGTCAAATTATTATCAGTTCTACCGTCAACGGTTAGAGGTTTTTTATTGTCTCCGGTAATTTTTTTATCAATTAAAAATCTTTGTATTGCTCTAATGAAACTTCTTGTTTCATTTTGTTCATTTATAACCCTTGTTACGATTCTTTCCAAATCTGTTTCGGTAAGTCTGACAATTTTCTTCATTAGTATTTAAGTGTTAAAAGGAATTTTGATTTATTTATCAATCCGAGCATCTCATCTCTGATATTCAACAAGTCAGTATCGTATTTTGGGTCCAATTCTTCAGACATAGAAACCAAAAATTCAACTATTCCATCGACAAAGTTCTGAATACTGAGACTTGATATATCTTGAAACATCAAAGCAAACTCATCATCAAACTTAGGTCTACCATACTTTCCCATCATGGTTTCAGTAAACTCATCAATCAGGTCACCTAAACCATCGTAAATTTCTCCATAAACTCTGTGTTTAGCATCCCCAAAAGTTTGCCAATGTAAAAACTTCCATTGAAGTTGCATCTGAACGAGTTTCTTTATCAATTCTTCAGTCATCAAAATAATTTAATTATAAATATACTGAAAAGAAAAAAAGGGGTATTACCCCTTTTCAAAATCAAGTTCAGGTTGGTTTTTTTTATCTATGAAATGTTGTACTCGTTTTTGAGCGACTCCACAGTAGTTTTCACTAAGCTCGATACCAATCCAATTACGGTCGGAAATAACTGCAGCAACCAAACTTGTTCCACTACCAGCAAAAGGGTCAAGAACCAAATCATTTTTATAAGTTAAAATTTTTATTGCCTTTAAAGGAATATCTAATGAAAATGTTGCCTTTGTCAATTGTTTCGTGTCGGCAAAATAATCCCACTCCCCGTAAACTAAATCCATGAACTCTCTTTTCTGTTCTTCAGTATACATCATTTTAGTTCGGGTCTTTCCCTCTTCGTTGGTGACCTCCTCAGGGATTCCTACCCACTCTGGTTGACCTTTTACTTTCTTTATGTGGTTTTTCTTGTACGCCAAAATAACACACTCCTTGGGGTTGTAAATGTACGGTGCGGATGGTGACATCCAAGAACCCCATGCGGTGGTTTTACTCCTATGAGGAGAATTTTCTTTTAGGTCAACAATCCCGAAAAACTTGAATCCAATTATCTGCATTATCCGCCAAAGTTCAGACGCCATGAAAATTCTTCCACCCTGACTCTGACGATTTATTTCATATGGAATGTTCAAAGCAATTCTCCCATCTTCCTTCAACACTCTGAAAGCTTCTGTCATCCAGTTTGTTGAAAACAATTTATAATCTTCAAAAGGGATGTCGTCTTCAAAAGTGTCATAATCGATTCCTACACCATAGGGTGGAGATGTTACTATGAGGTCAATTGAATTTTCGGGAAATGTTTTCATAACCTCAATACAATCACCTTGATATATCTTATTAGTTTGCATTATAATTTTCCTTCTTTTTTTAATTCTTCTCTAATTTTTGTTGCAGATATCTCCCCAACCTCTTGAGGTGGTATGTGTTCGATTATATCATAACCAACACCTCTACCAAAATTGACAGATTCGATATCAGGTATAATCATAACTTTTACTTTCTCGTCGGTCAAATATTTCCACAACTCTTTTTTGATATTGGATTCAACTTCTTGAGCACTAAAAGGATTTTTATCATCAGGTTGAATATCTCTTATACAAATTAAAACATTTTTTCCTTCGTTCAGACATTCATCCACAATCCATCGATGTCCCCCGTGAAATGGTTGGAACCGTCCCACAAACATAGAATATTGCTTACCTCCAGTATTTTTTAATTTCGGGTCACCCTCAACGTGAATTTTTCGCATAATCTAAAACTTTTTTTGCTGACTCAACTATACTTTCATTGGTTGTATCAATCTCAAGATAGTTTTCTGTTGGTTCATTGTATTCTTTAACAAAGAATTGTTCTCTACCTCTTTTTTCTGATGTATGAACGTAGACTTCTCTCAAATCATCCCCCATCTTTTCCTTGAACCTATCCCTTTGGTCTTTATATGGGGAAACTAAAGATACTAAAACATCAACTCCCTGGTTGTGAAGATATTGAGATATTTGTTGAGCAAGTTCAATATTCTTTCTTCTACCTGTTTTAGAGTAATCTTTATTGTCAAATAAATCTCTTAGGTCATCCCCATCAACATGGAAAAACTCTGTGTGAATAGACATAATCTGTTCACAGATAGTTGTTTTACCCGAACCAGGTTGACCTGTTAGCCAAATAATCATTTTTCCAAATTTTTAATTCTTCTATCTAAATAAAATTGAGCCTTTTTAAGGTCTTCTAGTTCTTTAGAGGGGTCTTTGATACCGGCACGAGCAATATATTTTACAACATTGAACAAATATGCGTCCTTATCTAAACCCCACGCTTCACAAACTTTTATCACCTCATAGGGATTATCCGCACCACCGTAGTGAATCGGTCCATTGACCATTTCAGTATTCATATATTTTTATTTTTTCCAAGAATTTTTATCGTAACCTAAGATTTCAAAATAATTTTGAGTGTTATAAAAAACTAAATCAGCCATTGATTGATTATAATAATCTTTCCAATCAACTTCAAACTTTGATTTATTTATTTTTTTATTACAGAATTCTTCCAAAAGTCCTGATTTATAATAATCACTTTTAACAACGAAAGGAATTTTGGAATAGTCCTCGAACAAATTTTCAACTCTAACAAAATAATCAGGGATTCTATCGTGAAAAGTTACACAATCGAAATTTGTATGATGAAATATTTGTGTTTCTAAAAAATCATCAAAATTTTCGATTGTTGCTTCATCCTTTTTTGCCATTATATAGAAAGAAACATATCTTGAGTAGGGATTTCTAGCCGTAGCTAACATCTTATAATCATGGTGCCCTTCAAATAATTGACAAGTGTGTTGCTGAGTGATTCCTTTAGATAAAAAACTTCTTTTACCGCCATCGAACATATAAAAATTGAAACCAAAATATTTCATATTTTGTTTCAAATGGGACGTGCCGGTTTTAGCCCACAACCAAAGAAAAGTTTTGTGTTCCTCTGAAATATTCAGCCCATAATTATTTTCTATCTCCCCACTTTTTTTGCATGTACTGCACGTATCTGTCTTGTTTGTTTCCATTGTAGAGAAAATAGGCAACGTAGTAATCAAAATACCACTCAAGTTTTTTGAAAAATTTATTCTTCTTCATCTTCTTCTAATTCTTCAACATTAGTAACGGTATAATCTTCTCCTCCTGATGTTTCACGTTGCCAATGGTCATCGTTATCATCAACTTCACCATTCTCAACCATCTCAATTGCTTCATCTTCAGTTTCCGCTTCGACAGTATAAGTAACATATTCATCGATAGTTCTCACACCTGTTATAGTAAATCTTTTCATAGAAAATATTTTTTTATCGCTTCAAGTTTATCATCAGCGTCAACCAACATTTGTAGAGCTTCTT